CTTTTGATACACCTAGAGTCTTAGCAATCTTACCAGCCTGTGCTCCGTAGCTACAGTTGCCTGTGATTGTTACAACGTCCCCTTGTCTGGCTACGAAAGTTGAGTTAGCAGTTTCTATACAAAACACATCCGTATTCCTAGATAAAGTCTTAATCATCCGTTGGCAAGTTCTACTTTGATTTATACTAAGTGTAATACAAGCGTGTCTTTTATTCACAGTTGCACCCCAAGATACCTTGGGAGAATACCCAGCCAAGTAAGAAGCTAAGAGTATGGCCTCGTAGACACTACCCTCGTTCTGACCAATACATTTACCGCCCGCCTGAGTCCAACCATCGGCTTGCCAGAAAGACTCTACAAAACCACCTAACGACTCCCTCGTAAGTGAGCATACCCACTCTAAATAATCAATATTATGCTTATTTTGTTGAGGTAGCCCCACTCTACTCCAGAATTCTCTAAACCAATGTGGTGAGAGAATAAAAGTCTTAAAGCTGGGGTTGTTTTTAAGAGTATGTATAGAAAACTCTGCACCTACACTCTCCAAAACTTCCTCAATTTCTTTTGCATACTTTGACTCATCCTGAGAAATCCTGCAAGAAACTCCCCTGCGATTTCCAAATGAAGATGAAGTCTTCCTAGTGTCTTTTGACCACTTGAGATAACCATCACTGAGAATCCAAGCAACAAGCCTAGCCTCATCTACATTAGCATGTGAGCCACCTCCAACATACTCTGCTGAATTCTTAATCTTAAACTCAGTATTTATTTCGTCAGTGGTCTTAAACAAATCTTCAAAATACCGGGGACTCTTCTTAGGTGCTCTGCGAATACTCCCGAACCACCTGTGGTCTCCTGTACTCTCAAACGTAAAAGACCTTTGACGCATACTCACTACATCAGCATCTGGGTAGTGGAGGATATTTTTAACCGGGCTCCACTCGTTAAAACCTGTAGATGTATTATAGGTAAGAACATCCTGACCAACAGATAGTTGGTTATACCCCTTCCATCCAGATTTTGTTAGGATAGTTGTTGAGTCTACAGGCAGACAAGCATATTTTAGTGTTTTGGCTACCTCCCTATCAACACCCATCTTTGCAGCGTTAACTGTGTGAATATCGTTTGGCTTTTCAGAGATAAGACCTTTAGCGTAAGCTTCCCCACCTTCAAACTGTCTTGTAAAGTGAGCCTCAACACGAGCCTCAAGTCCAGCAGCATCCGAACCAATCTGATATTGATCTGCTGGTACACCAAACAACGCTCTCATGTAGCCACCATACGTGCTTGTAGACCTTGGTACGTTTGCAACACCCTTGTGTGTATACCTGAATGTGTTTGTCCCTAGTGTGTCTGCTGGTGTACTTATACGACCATCATCAAGAATCCGATCTTCATTCAACCAACCAGTACCTTTATCTGATTGAATTGAATTCTTCCTGTGCCTGTAAGTCAGCCATGCCACTAGGTCAGCAACCCATTCAAACTTTGCACCCAATGCTACGAGATTGCTACAGATCTTTTTCTCCTGCCCTGAAGTAAAGGAAGGTGTAGACAAGACACGCAAAGGTCTTTTTCTATTATGATCCGTAAGCTTTCTACGTAACTCGCCTGCATTAATCTTAAGGTGATCAATTCTCGCAGAAAAGTACTCACCATTAACTGTCTGGTCTATGTAACGATCAACAGCTATCTGATACTTTTCATCACTAAGCTTCTGCTTCTTTGTGTTAATCGTTAAGTCTTTCTCTTTCCATGCTGTTGGCTCCCAACCTTGACTCATTAGGTACTGCTTAATAGCATCCTGATCAGCAAGCTTCATAGGCTCTGTATCGAAGATTGGCTCCTGACCCATAGGTAGGGTCCAGCGCCTTCCATATCCAATTAAAACCCAATCACCGTACTCGTCTTGCTTGCACTCTAGTGAATGCTTGGCAACAAAGTTCTGCATGTGCGCTGAAAGATCACCGTTCTTTTTCACCTGTATCTTAGGTGGTGTAAATTCCTTTGCAGATCCTTTGGTCATTTTCTTACTTGGCAGTAGTGGTTCAATCTTTTTCTCGATATCTCCCATCTTCTGTGTCAGATCACCAACGCACCATGTAGCAAGGGTAGAATCAAATTGAAATCCAAAGTGACTCTGCACTGTAATGTAGTGCCTGCAAGTCTGTTCTAACCAGAAAGCCTCTTTCCAGTTCCAGTTACGCCACTCTTGCAGCATAAGATGTGCATAGACTTTGTGGTTTAGGTGAACGTCTTGAACACAATACGACCGCATCCTCTCAGAATACTCTGACCAGTCTGTGTGCTTGCCAAAGTCATCCTTGTAGAAAGAGAGTCGTTCGCCCCATGCCGCTAGACCGTGACCACCTGAGCGATCAGGATTTAGAAGCTTACTGAGAACAAGTGTGTCACAAACTTCAACTTCCTTGCCATCAATAGTGAAAGGATCAACATCAAACTTAAGACCAAAGAACAACTCAACAACCATCAAGTCGTAATCAATGATGTTATGCCCAACTACCTTTGTTGCTTTTTTAAAAAAGTGGGGAAAATCCCACAGGTTTTCTGGTGTAAAGCTATATATCATACCCTTGTTGCTTAAGTCTTTTGCAACAATACAATGAACTTGAAATGTTGGCTTCAACTTAAAAGGATATTTCTTATACTCTATGCTGCCAGTGTCTAAGAGGCCGGTGGCCTCAATGTCAAATACTATCTCCATACTAACTCCTAGTTTTTCTAGTTGTTTTAGGATTAAACAGCGACCTCAGTACGCTGCCTTATCGTCTAAATTATCTTGAGTATATGCCCCAAGACTTCCAAAATCTTGTTCATCATCTGTATAATCACCTTCAGGATCTGATCCAACCTCAAGTCGTGCCTTGGTGCCATCGTAGTACCAGAAGCCTGCTGGCCCTGTGTTACCTGTACGTCTGGCCTTACTAACAACAACCTTAGTTGTGTTCCTTACACGAGGGTCTGTGTGCTCCTTATCACGCATTAGCAGGATGTTGATCATACACTTGGAAAATAGACCCTGAACCTTTGATATCCTCTTCGTGGATGTCTGCACCAGTAGAATTAGCCTGAGATCCAGAACCACTCTTACGTACATGAGCTACGTTGATGTGAATAATTTGTTCACGTTTAGTAAAGCGCAAGAGCCATGACATAAATTCATCCATCCCCTCGTTTCCTTTGCCACTTAAGGCCAGTGTTAGTGGGTCAAGAATTATTCCTCTGCATCCGGTAGCTTTTACCATGTATTCAATCTTATTCTTAAGATCTTCGTCACACACATCGCCCTGATGGTCTAGGATAATAAACCTGTCCTCTCCATTAGGAAGTTTTGTTAGTTCATCGTAAGCTTTTCTAAACTCTTTGGTTTTGTATAGTTCAATCTTTTCCTCATCATCCATGTTGGCAAGCTTGACTCCAAGGTGTACACTCACAAGGTTCTCAATCAACTCACCCATATCGCTTTCTAATGGGATGACACCAATCTTGTGCTCTGAGTTAAATACGAAGTGATATAGGAACTCATTAACAACAGTCGTCTTACCAACAGAACTTGCTGCTACGATATTTATGATCTCACCAAAAGCAAAGCCACCATTCATCATTTGCTGGAGTTGTTTTGCAAAGTCCGGAAGGGGTAGTTTAACCCAAGTCGCACGTTCCATCAGTGCATCGTATGTCTGGCTGCTACCTACAACGCCTGCTGGTGTGTACTTACCTGTGTTGTAGGCATTCCAGAAGCATTGGTACAGGTCATTTTCCCGACCTGCCTTGACGTAATCACAAGGGTCTTTGAGACCGCTTATCAAACCAAGGTCTGCAATAAAGCCTTGCCCCGGTTTTAGAAGCTTTGCTGCCTTTTCCATTGCAATCCTACCAGCTTCATCTGCATCGAGCATTAGAATAACACAATCAAATGAAGTCACCCACTCGTAGTTTTCTTTAATTTGTCTATCAAGGGAAGGTTCTCCTGTTAGTGGAGAGACTACCGGAGT